CGCCATTGGGCGAAGCCGGTCTGTGCAGATGCGAGGTTCGGATCGTTTGCCTTGAGCATGGTGACCGGCACACCGAACACCGCCGCGATCTCCTCGACGATCTCCTCACGCCCGGCGAGATCCTTCGGCGGAAAGTTCAGCGGCGTGAACTGGACGTCTCCGGTCACGGTCAGGAAGTTGCCATCCTTCCGCGTGCCCCGAAGCTTCTCCTGTACCTGGTACTGGAATCGATCTAGCTGGTCGGTTGTCGGGTTGCCCTTGACAACGACGGCGTAGTCGGGGCGGGCCTGGTTTGCGAAGGTCGCGAGGTCCATATCGTGGACCGCCTGGTTGGCTTGGATCACACCGTAGGCAGCCTCGACCTTGCCCATGCCGTAGTAAAGGTTGCCAGGGTTTGGCCGCCTAAAGTGGATCACCTCGTCGGTTGCGAAAACCTGCTTGTGCTGAGCGTCGATCCCGTACAGGTATCCGCTGATGAACTCGTCCTCGTCCGGGATGACCTCGACGAACTGCGGTGCGAGAGGCCAGACCTCAGACGGCTCGCCGGATGCGTCGTCGATGATCGGATGGAGATAGGCGTTGCCTGTCAACTCGCCGTACAGGATCCGAAGCACGGTGAGATCAAAGCCGTTCAGGTACGGGTTGGCCGTGGCGAGCAGGTCAAGGATCGGATGCTCGACCACCTCCTCCATCCGGTCACCGAACCCGGCAGCCTTCCGGAGGACTCCGAGCGATGGTCGAACATCTCGATCCATGTCTCCCCGCAGGTACTTCAGACGACGAGTCGACAGTGTTCGGGTCTGCTCTCTGGACTCGCTGGACTTGGCGTAGAGCCTGATCGGCATGGACGCCACCGCGTTGGCGTTGATCGAGGCGGCTGCGTATACCCACGAGTGGAAGGCCTGGATGCCACGCTGGTTGGAGAACGGCTGGCGGAGTGCGCCATGCTGACCAGTCCCGACCACGTTTACCGAGGTGGCGAGGTACTTGTCCGGGGATGTTTGCCTTTTCCGGAGCAGACCGAAGAGGTCGGATACTGGCATGAGCTAGATCACCCTGAAGTCGAAGTCGGAAGCGGACGACAGGTCGAGGCAGCGAAGAGCCAGAGCCAGAGCACAGACTCCATCGTCGTGCATCCCGCTCGGAGCTTCGTACCGGACGCCTGTCCGGGTGTATGTATATTCGAAAGTCTCGCACTCGACACGCAGCCAGCCGTCCGGAATGGCGATGCGGCGACGCTGGAACGCCGATGCCAGTCCCTCCATGATCTGCTGTTTGCTCTGCTGGGTGAACTTGAATCCTTCGGCTCGTGGTCGATCTCGCTGGATGTCCTCGACGATCGGATCACCCACGCCGGTCGAGTCGATCAGAGATGGGACGTCGCCGATGATCTGGTCGATCCGGTCACGGGTGACGGACCAAGGACCCTGCCATCGCTCCAGCCGACAGATCCTCCCGTCTGCGTCGAGGCCGCAGACCACGGTCCAGTCGACACTCTTCGCGAGGTCGATGCCGAAGGCCTTCGGGGGATCGGTGGACATGGGAGCCACGCAGGCTTGTATCGAGTCGAGGCCGAAAGGGTTGCCGCCATCATCCGACGGTATGCCGAGGAACTCCTGTTCGAAGATCCGCTCCGGCAGCTCTGCCTTTGCCGCCTCGATCTCCTCCGGTGGGATCGTCGGGTTGTCCGTCGTGGGCAGCCTCCAGGATCGCCAGCCGCCGTCGCCGATCTGCCCGCGCTCGAAGCAGCGGTGGAAGAAGTTCCTGCCCTTTGGCGTGCCGAGGAACCAGGCGTCGCCCTTCCGATCCGCCAGCGTGGCCCTCAACGTCTCCTGCCATGCTGGCCCGAGGTCTCGGACGATGCCAGCTTCGTCGATGATGATCCGATCATAACGTCGGCCTCGACCTGCATCGATGGAGTCGAGCGACCAGAAGTCGAGCGATCCGCCGGTCACCAGATCGAGACGCTTCTCCACCCGGTCGGTCTTGGTGATCGCTGGCCCGAGGATCCGTTCGACCGCACGCCACGGATCAGCCAGGTATCGGTACGTCGGTGCGAACCAGCCGACCTCGCCTCCGTCGATCGCCTGCTCTATCGCCAACTGAATGCCGAGGTGCGTCTTGCCAAATCGTCGCCCGCACTCCAGCACGTTGAAGCGTGCAGACTCTGCCAGGACTGATAGCTGCCCGGAGTGGAGCGCGTCCTCGATCGGCTCG